GCCTTCCCCGCCTGCTGTACCAGTTTCTGCGAAAAACTGCAGGTTCAGTGGTAATCTCTTTTTGTTCATCGTGTTCTCCTTTCCGTTTTGAGGGTGTCGCCCTTATTTCCTGTTCCATTTTCATCGGTGTCACCGGCCGCGCACCTTTTTAGCTCATGTCGTGTTTGGAGCATAAAAAGACCACCTGTCATCACTGACTGGTGGTCTCATTATTCCTTATGATTTCTCTTAAATGGTTTTTCCACTCTTCCATGGTGTACTTTCCAGCGCAAAACGCGATATCCTTTCGCTTTCCAGTTATGGCAAATACTTTTTTTCTCAATTCCTGTAGTTCTTCATCGTTTCGCATTTTATCTATGAATTCTTTTTTCAGCATATCATTCACCCACGATTTCCATAAAAGCTTGATAAACCTCCGATAATTCATTCTTGACAAATTCAACCGATTCATCATCTCCCAGGTACAATGTTGCGAACATATCGGCAAATACTTCTAACTCCGTAAATCCCGGGATTCCTATATACTGCGATTCGTGATAAGCATACCCTACGACCACATTATCAGTGATACATCCAATAATATCGCTTATAAGCATATTATACTCATATTTCCCGCCAGGGTCAAACAAATCACTATATCGTTTCTCCTGTGCCAGAATATCCTTTTCGGCTTTTTGTATCGCTTTTGAGAATTTCAGATTCATCGGACTGCCAAATTCATTATGGTCTATTCGATGAGCTATCTCATGAATCATTGTTTCTCTATAGTCATATGTGGGGAATAGCGGATGATTCTGATTAATCTCAACCACATCCAGATCCAGATTATATACATATGGGATATCTGCTGTATTGTTCAATGTAATAAAGTTATCTGCAGTATATTTTTCGACTAATTCAATCAACCTTCTAGGAGTGTCTTCTCTATGCGTTTTTACATCATCCATTATTGAAAACAGGTCATCACCATTTTTCTGTTGTGCCGCTTTCAACTTGTACTTATTCTTGTGTTCCGAATCAAGCGAATATGCCGCCAAGCGTTGATATTTATCGAACTGCCTCTTTGCATACTGCCTTCTGACTATCTGTTCCCTCTTGCCCCCTGCTGCCGCCAATTCTTCTTTTGTCCATGTATCATCTGCTGTCGAAATCCCCGGGAAATATGTTGTATGGCTATCTTTGCATCTTGGATGATATAGCCCTGCTGCCACGGCATGGCTCATCAAGGGATATGCCCCATCCTCTTCACTTCCTCCAGACCATACATCATCAATCAGAACCTTACCGCAAAAAGGAAGGCACTTAGGACAGGGATTCCCTCGTTTATTTACGATAACAGTATGAATTCCCCACTCCAGTCTTTTTTCTCCCTCTCCGGTCAAATATGCCCGCTTTGATGCTGTCCTGATGGCCATGTCAGCATAATCTTTCAGAGTATGTCTGGCACCATTGGAGTATTCAACACAAGTCAACCCCCGAGAGAGCAGATCTTTCGTTGCCATATCTACAGCCTTTTCATAGGTCCCGGCACCAGTATTGGCATAAACCTGTGCATTGAATATTGCTTTCCGATATTGGTCATTTGCCATTCTCAGGATTGCCGTCTCTGCGCGCTGCATATCATCTGTTGTCGCCTTGATCAATGCTTCCAGCTTCCGATCATTGAGTTTAAAGAATTCTGCGGTCGCTCCCCTGCTTGCTTTCTTGGCTCCTTTGAACCCATTCTTAATTGCTCTGAGAATCGCAATCTCCTGATCCATGTTCCCGACATCTCTGGCTGTTCGGATTAGAGCTTCAATCTCTCTGTTGATCTGTTTGAACTTTCCCTCATACTTTTTCCGGTTATCAGCTTTGTATCTTTCCAGTGATTTCAGCTGTTCGACCTGCCATTGGCTCCATTCGAATCCCTTTTCTTCTTCCTCTTTCCTATGAGTCTTTTCCATGTTCCGAACCATAGAAGCAATCAGTTCGTCTTCGATTTCCTTGAAAGCAGCTCCAATATCATATTCATTCACAGGGATCACCTCCCGTTCGCATATACCTTGAATCCCTGTGCTTTAAACTGTCGGGTCAGTTCTTTCAGCTTCGATACACTTTTGCATCTGTCACAACGTAATTCAGCATATCCATTCTTTTCAATCGCGTATATACCGAAGGGCACCTGCTCACTTGCCGTTTTGAGTAATCCCTGATACTCCTGCTGCCCCATCTGATACAGGTGGTTCATTACTTTTACCTTCATCCACGTTTACCTCTTTCATATTTACTTTGAATTTTCCAGCCGACATGTTTACTCCAGGTTCTTCAACTTCAGCAATACCCTGTTCTGCTTTTAAACGCTGAATCTCAGCTTTCTTCCATTCTTCATCACGAGTATCTCCGTAGAGTTCTTCCACCTGTGCCTCAATGCTCATTATTGCTGAACCAGGACGCGCCTTCGCCAATGTTTCAACCTGACTTTCAAAAGACGGATTTGCATATTCTCCAAAAGGAATGTCCACGTCTACTTTGCTCACAGCCTGTTTATTCAGAAGCTGATTAGCATTAATCGCTGCATTAACAAGTTCTGGAAGTGTATCCTGCAAAGCCTCGATAATTGCATTACGGGTATAGAGTGTCGCTTTTTCTTTTTCACGCTGTGCATCGGCATTGTCTAACTTTTTCACATCGATACCAAGTGTAGACGGGCTTATCACGCCCTGCAAACACAGATCCAGAGCGGTCGAATATGATGCAAGATAACTATCATGAGGTATTGACGGTTGTTCTGTATCTATCGCATTTTTTGCTCCTTCTGCCATATTGGTATCGCTCTTTATGTAACGATTATCAAAAGGATTGGGACGCAGAATCTCACCGGTCGATGGATTTCTCGGAATCATGCACTCAGGAATATATGTCTTCGCACGCCCAGCCCTAAGGGCATCCATCCACTGCGACCACGCTTCATCAAATGCATCAAAACCATCCAGCTTACCATCAAATATAGAGCCACCGCGCCCTTCATATTTTGTTGATTCAAAAGCCATCAACGGCACTGCCAGAATCACCGTATCATCAAAAGACCAATCGGCCACCTGTGCCAGCTGCGGAACTTCAGCAAGATTAACCATTTCTCCATTCAAATACAGTTCATTTTTTATGCTGCCGTAACCGTATCGTTCATTCAGAATGTACATTTTCCCCTCGTACTTTATAGGGGTTTTGAAGATTACTTCCCTCAACCGATTCCGATATTTCACAATCTCAATTCTTTCACCAGGGTACCATTCCAAAATTGGATATTTGCTGAACTTTGTATCGATCGTCACTTTAAATGCCCCATCACCTATGTACAGCATTTCCTTCAGCGCACAACTTATCAGTTTCGGAAATTTGTTCTCTTTGGAGATTTCTTCCCAGATTTTTTTTGACTGTGTTTCTTTGGCAAAATCAAAATCTGCCATATCCGTCAGAACGATCGATGATAAGGTTCTGACAATCAAACCAGGCAAACCGGTATGGATCTTACGCATCTCCATGCCTGGAGTGCTCTTGCACGCCCAGAATTTATATTTATCTGCATATTCCGGATTTTGCTGATACATTTGTTCAAGTTCGTTACCATCACCGCGATACCATATCCGGTTTCTGATAGCATTTGTCTCAAAGTCCAACACTTCATTGATCTGAATGCTGTATGGATTTGCAGGCACTACATTCAACCAACTGCGAACACCTTTTTTTATTTTCTCATTCACGTTTGATAGCCACCCCATTTCTATCCCTCCTCAAATCCGATCAGATTGCGATATGGAATCCATGCATACTGATCAGCATTTATCGTGTGGTCATTCTTATCTTCAGGTTCATCCTTATCGTCTTTCCAGGAATACTTATCCATTTCTGCCAGATGTTCTGTACAATCTTCCACCACCAAATAGCATCCCTGTTGGATCCACCCCAGCATCAACTTAATACGATCCAAGATCAGTAGTGATTTGTAAGCATCCCAAAAGTTGTACATGCATCCATTCAGACGCTTATATTTTCTCAGTTCTGTTATTGTCGCCTGATCGGCAGAGTCAATATATGTATCTTTGGCAAATCCCCATTCCTCCCGACACAGCTCCAAGAATTGTATAAACTTCACTGCTGTATCTGAAGGGGCTAAAGGTTTATCCAGTTCAGCATTGCTATATACCTTTTCTTTCAGCAGTATCAGCTTGCGGCATTCTGTTATTCCCAAAAACACCATTGCGATAGTATCTGCTGATTTAGATGAGTAGGAAGTATCCAGCCCGGCAGTAAACTTTTTGAACACAATCTTTTTATCTTTAACCTGCTGCCTCACCCATTTGGCAGAAACAACATTCTTTTTACGATCAAAATTCGGAAAAATAAGACCGGTCGCTTTTCCACGCAGTCCCTCAATCTTATTCTTCCAGATTTTTGTGCCTTTCGGCGTATTCTGTATAATCTGTTCCAGCTTTTCCTTGGGCAGTCCTAAATTGTGGGTAAAAGAAAAGAACCAATGTATCCATCCAGGTTTTGGTTCTTCTTTCAGCTCCTCTATTATTTCTTTTGGTGTTTCCTGTTTCCATTCAGGAAGCGGACGAGAACAATTGATATACTCTTTGTACACATCCAAACTCGGATCATCTGGATTGAGCGTGGCCATCATGTAATCACATCGCATTGCAGCCTCTCTGACAAAGTCGATATCTGCGGTATTGATTTCATCAATATAAAGGCAGCCATACTGACCGCCCAAGGCTTTCTGCCATTTTTTCTTATCGCCATAACCCATGATGTATATTGTTTTATCTCCGGCGGATGTATGAAATAACAGATGGGGGATTTTGTCATCCTTGGTTCCATTACCGTTATAATCAACCAGCACACCAAAGTCATCTCTGACTCCCAGATCCTTGTTGATAATGTTTTTTTCCGCAGTACCAGTATCTTTCGCAGCAATGATATGCAGTTTCTTCGGACTTTCTGCTACTTTCAGCATAAACTTAAAAAGGCCCACTGTAGTCTTACCTGCTGCCGTGGTCCCTTCCAGAAATTCTACCGGAGCATCGCAACGGATAAATGCCTTGTATTTATCCGACAACAGCAGTCGTTCTGCACTCATTTTCCATCACCACGCATTTGCATGAGAATATCATCCAGCTTCGTCTTCTCGACATCCAGGCTTCCAGATACTACCACTTTATCCTTAAACATTCCCAGATGGCGACCTGCCATTTCGAGTGACTTGTTCTTGTCGTGGAACTTTATCTCTCTCTCAATGCCCTCTCCATCTTTTGTCGGGAATACTTTTACCTTCACAGATGCGACTGCAGCCAGATCATCAGGAAGCGCATCCTCTTTGATTGTTGCTGTATCAAAATTGACAACATTCGCCGGATTGACCAGTGCAATCTTGGCCAATTCCATCAGGATTCTGTCCTGATTTATGCCTGTCCTTTTTGACCGTTCTGCCATTGCCTTATCTATACGCGCGCGAATTTCAGGTTTTTTCAAGTTTTCATTTCCTATGGAATACGCCGTGTCCGGCGAATATCCTGCACGGATGGCGGCCTGTGTAGCATTCAAATCAATTAAATATTCTTCGACAAATAACTTCTGTTTTTTGGTCATTCAGCCCACCATCCTTTCTGACGCCTGCTGCCGGCGCCGCATCGTCAATGCGCCTTGCAGGACTCGAACCTGCGACCGTCTGGTTATGAGCCAGCTGCTCTGACCAACTGAGCCAAAGGCACAAAAGACGCCCGCTGAGCGCTGCGGGCGTCTTGTTCAAAGGGCTTTTTACAGGATTCGTTCCCGGAATCCCTGTATTATATTGTAATTATGATTTTTATGAATTTTATGCCATTTTCAGAAATTTCGATATTTTTTTGCTGATATTGCTCTGATCCATATGTAATTTGCGCGCAATCTGCTGCTGTGTCATACCATCCACATACTTCATCCGAAAAATCCGACGCGTCAAACTGTCCGAAATCTCTTCAATCCACAGCTCTACTTCCAGACATTCCTTTTCCAGCCTTTCAATCTTTTTCTCCCATGTTTCTCTCAGCTTTACTTC